TGGCGGATGTGCGCTGGTCGACGGGCACGCCGGGTGCGGGAATGAAGGCCATGCCATCGTCGGTGGGGTCGTCGGATTCGGCTAGGAGGTCGATGAGGGTCGTGCCGCCGGCCTCGGAGAGCGCGGGGGAACCGCCGGCCTTGGGGTCGATCAGGCGCATGACGGGCTCGCCGTAGCCGAGGTCGGACTCAATCTGGCGGAAGAGGTTGCGGTACTCGGAGATGGAACGGCCGGCGTCTAGGGTTTGCGCGGGACCGAGCTTGCCGTCGGGCTTTTCGGACGGTAGTGCCCACTCGCCGAAGTTGGAGAAGTCCGGGAACTCACGCACCACGATGCGTTTGCCATTCTCGTAGACTAGGAGCCACAGGCAGAACCAATTCCGGGCGCCGGCGGGGTCGCAGACCATGTACAGCGTGCCGCCGGGTGGCACCTTGGAGGCCGGGATACAGTGGATATCCGGACGGAAACGGGCGAAGGCCTTGCCGATGTTGTCCGAGGCCCAGCCGTAGGCCCGGGTCAGGATCTGCCCCATGGGCGAGGTGACGAGTTTGCTCTTCATCTCGTCGAAGGGGTTGTAGGGGTTGTCTTCCGAGAAGAAGAACACGGTGCGCCGGTTGGTCTGGGGCTGCACCATGGTGCGGGCGGACTTACCCGTGGGCCAGGTGGGCAGGGCCTGCTTGCCTTTGATGAGCTCGGCGTCGTCAAAGCGGGTGATTGCGGAGCCCGCGGTGAATTCCTTGTAGACCGAGGCCACGCCTTCAAGCGGTGTCTGGGTCACGAGGAGCTTGCCGCGGCGGGTGATCAGACGGTAGCGCAGTGTGTCCACCCAGGACTGCGGGACCAGCTCGTCGCACCAGATCAGGTCGGCCTCGCGGCCCTCAATGGTGTTCTCGGATTGCGTGTAGTTCAGAAAGTCGCAGCGGGAGCCGTTGGGGAGGATGAATGAGCCGTCGGTGAAGCCGTTCTTGCGGGAGTAGTTCAGGTAGTGGATGCGGCCCTTCTTGGTGGCCCGGAGTGCGACGGGCAGGTAGTTGTAGATGGCGGGCTGCTGGACGGTGACCGAGGTGGCGTGTGATGTGTGGCAGCAGAGCACGCTGGCGTTTTCCTTCTCGAGGAGGGTTTGAACCACGCGGCGTGCGGCCCAGAGGGTTTTACCGGCACGGTTGCCGCCGGAGATCAGGAGCTCCTGGGTGGCCTGAAACTCGGTGTTGGCGATTTCCCAGTGGTCCGGGATGAAACCGTAGGTGTAGGGGTCGGCCTTTTCGAGGAGTACGAGCTGGGTGCGCTTCTGCTTGAGCTCGAGTGCCCGGGGATGATGGGCGTCTACCCGGGGGATGACGGGGTGCAGCGGTTGCTCGTTCCACCAGGTGTCGTTGCAGTGGTCGGAGCAGAAGCGCTTTTGATTGGGGCCGATGCGGATCTTGATGATCTCGAAGGGCTTGGAGCAGGTGAGGCAGAGGTTGGGTGGTTGGCTCATTTCCTAATATTTTTCGCTTTGGGAAACCCGTCGACTTTTACCGTCGCCGCGAATTGCCCGACCCCCTCCCCCGGGGTGGCCCTTGTAACGGGGTGGGACATTGGCCCGGCGGAGGGGTGCTGACGTGCGTTTCGATCAATGTTTACGGGCCTTTGCTGCTGGTTTGCGTCACCAAGTGAATATAACTGCTATTGTAGGCATGAGTGCCAGAAACAGGCCTAAAAGCGTGGTTTTCAGTGGTGCTGCCGCGGTAGGGGTAGGACATTTCGGGCCACTACCTAAACCAGGTCGGGCGTCTGCTCGTCGTTCACCGGGGTCACATCGCGCTCTTTCAGGTCCTTCATCAGGTCCCGGTGATTAACCGAAGCGGTCATGGCGAGGTGAATTGAGGTAGGTTGACCCTTAATTACAGCGAGTTTGTCGGTCAGCACAGCGACCGCTACGGGTAAGCCCCTATCATCTATCAAGTTAATAGAGGATTCAGCTAGTCGCTTGGTGCCCTTCCAGATTGCAACCTCCAAAAACCCGGTCACGTCTTTCCGCCAGTCCTCCTCGTTTTCTGGATAGTCTACCGGGACCTTAACTCCTCGGATCAGCTTAAACGTAGTGGTGGGGCCAAGTCCGGTCTCTTCCGCAATCTTATCAATCGACTTGTTCTCCAGGATACCAGCGACGACAGCGTCTGCTTTTTCTTGGGTCAGCTTGTTGTTGAAGTGTTGGCCGGGGTGGTGTGTTTTGACGTACCCAAGCTCTTTGACTGCGTTGAAGACCTTCTCCTGCGTTGCCTGAGGGATCTCGGTGTTACCTGACAGCACTCGTTGCGTGTACAGGTAATTGACTCCAGCGGCCTTGGCGACGTCCTCGAGACTTGGCCTCTTCTTTGGCTTCTCACCCGGCATAAGGCTTGAACGAGTATGGGTACTCTCCCCAGTGGTTGAGTTGCATTTTGGGCTTCATAGCGAAGTGCTGCACACCTGCTAGGGTCATCCGGACTGCCGCAGCGTAATCCTCAGAGAGATACTCGAGTTTACCCGGCCTCGATTCCATTGCGAACGGCATCCACAGGGTCGGGAAGCGCTCGACGCGCACATCGTCGCACCAGTCGATCCTGTACGGGTACTGCACTCCTGACCCTCCCAACGCATCAAGTGTCGCCAGAAGGCATTTACGGGGGATTGCGAGGCATCCCGATGCGAACATGGTGATGGGCACAAGCTCCGCTGCGCATTCGGCGTCAGAGACCTGATGCTTCAGGGCCTGCAAGTGCTCTGCCTTGGGCCGGAGGGCCGGCCTGGGCGGAACTGTCCGGCATGGGTAGGGGATGCAGACCGTTGCCTGGTGCTGATGGGCCAGCTCGGCCATGTGGATAATGTCGGATGCATCGAACTCAATGTCGTGGTCGAGCTGGATCCACACGTCCTTGCCTGAGTCGAGGAACCACTTGGTAGCGCGGCACCGGGACCGGCTGATCAGTGCATCCTCCCGGATGGTGCGCAGGTCGGTCTGCCTGTCCGACCATGAGAATTTGGCGGTCAGGTCGACCCAGGACATGATGCACGCGGAACTCATGCCACCGTAGGCGTACATACTGAAGTGGATCGACGGCCTGGTGCCTGTCTGTGCCGGTTGCTCTGTTGGAATGAATGGATCTGCCATCTGAGGGGATTCTGCCTTGGTTGCGTTCATGGTACAATGTCCTTTCGTTGGGTTGCGAGGTAGAGTTCATGCCCCTTGCTGATCAGGTAGACCACGCTGCCTCGGGGCACTTGGCAGGCCGCGGCCACCTCGTTGAGCGAGAGGCCACGGTCGCGCAAGAAGTAGGCCTTGCGTGCCATGTCCGGCGTGTGGCGCTGCTCGGTGACTTCCGGCTCAGTCTCTATCACCGGGTCTGGCGTGCCGTCAGCCTTGAATGCCATGTCCTTGGGGTAGGATAACCAGCCACGCTGCAACCCTATTTTAACAAGGTGCGGTGCTTCCATCAGTAGTTTCGTTGTGTTTGTTACTATCATAACAGTGATATGTCTAGCGGTGTAGCGGGCAAGTGCTGCCTACCCTTGCCGCTTTTATCTCCTATAAGCTGGAATATGCGTTGTCTGTGTGCCTTGCCTTGGGCGCCGGGGTGGATAACGCAACCAAACCTCCCGTCTGCCTGGATGACTAGGTGGTTGCGTTGTTTGTCCCCTCCTTCCTCGGCACAGGCTGGGCATTGCCCGATCAATTTCGAGCCAATTTTTCGCAGGCCTACCGCTGTCAAGCACTGTCTAGTGTTTGGGACGGATGGGACGGCATTTTCCAACTCCATTCCTACTCTGAACACAGTTTTGGTACTTTTACTCATCTTGCACCGAGTTGAGAAGTGCCGTCCTCCGTCCCAAACGCTTGACAACGCTTGACAGCTCAAGCCATTTCCGACGAGGTCAAGACCACTTTCATGTAGCCTCGCGCCTGTTGTTGCTGACCGTCACTGCGGTGAATGTGGTTCGACGGGATGGCCTGGTGGATCTCCAGCATGAGTTCCGCTGCCCGGCGCTGGAAGCGCTTGTCCGGTTCAGGCCCCCATTCCTTGTTGCTGCACATCGCCATGTAGGCAGCATACAGCTCCTCGCTTGTAATACTATCCGACGACATACTGCTTGCCCGTATGTGATTCACTACAAAGTATCTCACACTATCACTTTCGCTCAACAAGTTGTCTATCATAGCCCGCTGCCTCTCGGTCACCGGGAACGGCCTTCCGGCCTGCATGACCCGGCACAGATCCTCCGCGCCCTCTAGGAACCAGTTCAATATACCGCTGCCCTCACGCTCAATCATCACATCGTGATAATTCGGGATCACCTTCTCCGGCTTGGGCTGGCTGAAGTCGAGCAGCAGCAGCCGCCGGGACCACGCCCCCAGATCGCCCTGCACATTCACCTTCAGCCGGCTATTGGCCGTCACGATGACGTTCCAGTCGCCGACCACGGCCTTGGCCCCTGACTTCCCCTTGAATTCCACGGCCAGCCTGTCGCCGCCGGTCAGCGCCTTCAGGAACTGGCTCTCCTCGCAGTTGAGGAAGTCCGGCGGCACATCGCTGCCAATCAGCAAGGTCCTATCATGGAAGTTCCCCAGCTCGAACCGGCTGCCCAGGTGATTCGTTCTCAGCTCGCTGCAGTTCTCGTCCCCAACCAGCCGCCTGACCAATCCAGCCACTGTTGACTTCCCGCCGCCACCAGTACCCGTCAGCAGCAATATCACCTGCGGCCTGTTCCGCTGCAGCAGCGCTAGGCCGCCCCATCTCTGCAGCAGCACCTGATCCTCGCGCTCGGGCAGCGCATGATCCAGGAAGGCCTGCCACATCCCGCTGCCGGCACCCTGCACGTACCTGACCGGCGTCTGGTTCCTTGACATCCACTCCGGGCCGAACCCGTGCATGGCATAGGGCACGCTCCTCAGATCCACCATCACATTGCTGCAGTGCACCACGCTGTCCGGCCTGGTAAACGGATTACGCTCCACCTGCAACGCCCCGATCAGGTCGACCACCTGATCCGCGAAGCTCACTGTCAGCCGCGTCAGGAGCGCCGGCAGCCGCGGATCCTCTGTCGATGCCATCTGGTCCAACAGAACGCGCCTGGCGGTCTCCAAGACGCGCTGCTGCATCTCCTCGCGGCTCATGGATATCCAAATCCCCCTGTCGCCGGCATACCAGTAGTGCTGCCCGGTCTGGGCATCGAAGAGCAGCCGCTCCTTGTGCGCCATGTACCCGGCAAAGAATGTCGGGTGCAAATTACCAGTACCGCTCCTCCCGAACGTCCATGGCACGCCATGCAGCCGGAGCAACTGCGCCATCTCATCCCTACTGCCCGGGACCGGCCATCCATCGGGCCAACGGATCTGACTGAACTCCAGCGCCACCGGCGGCCTGTCCACCAGCACGCTATACTCGCACCCGCTCGGGTGCACGCCCTTCACCGTGCTCAGGTTCCCCGTGCTGCGCCATTCGTACAGCGGCTTGCCCATCATGCGCCCATTGACCTCCACCATCTCGGTCGTGCTGCGCTCCGCGCACGGCTTGGGGTAGGCCCCCGTGATCCTGACGCCCACCTGTGCGCCCCGTTTGCCCTTCCACCGGGCACTGCCCTGCAGCACCGGATTCACCTTCAGGAACGCCTCCAGACTCCCCTCATCGTCGAAGTCTATCGCACACAGCCCGCCGCTCCATTCCCCCAGCCTCACAGCCACGTTCCCGTGCTCAAGCATGACCCGGTAAACATCCCTCTTGGTACTCTCCATGGTCTCCTGGGTGTACTTGACCATCGGAATCTTGGTCCCCGGGTTCTGCGGCACCAGGAACAGCGGCGTGCCCAGCCATCCCTCGATCTCTTGCGTCGTCATCATACCTCTTCGCGCCTTTCAAACCGCAACGCCTCCTCGCTGATGAACCAGCCCTTCGGCCACTCGGTCAGGTAGATCCCGCCCAGCGTCCGCACCCGGCTTAGTGCCACGTAGGCCTGCCCGGGCTCCCGGGCCGCCCGGATATCAATCCTCGCGGCATCCAGGGTTAGTCCCTGCGCCCGGTGAATGGTCATCGCGTAGGCCAATCGGAGCGGGTATTGTTGGACGGTCACCCCCAGCGACTCAAAGAACCATTTGCGCCGGCCCAATGAAATCTTTGCCCCGCGGCTCTCGACCACGATGTCGCTGCCCCGGAACTCCACCACCCGGCCCACCTGGCCATTGTAGAAGCCCTGCTCCGCATCATTCGCGGTGAACATCACCGCAGCCCCGGGCTTCAACTGCAGCACCCGCGGCGTGCTCATGTTCTTGGTTGCGAACTCCACCGCCTGATCAACGCCCTTGACCTCGGCATCGAACACGGCAATCGGGCCATCAATGCTGCTCAAGCGGTAGTTGTTCCACTTGTCCACCTGCACGTTGTGCGTCATCAGCCGGGTGATGTGCTCCGGCGGGTTCATCTTGAGCGCACTGCGCAGCAACTGGTTGTCCCGCGGCTTCATCCTACCCACCCGGAACCCGCTCAGCATCTCAATGAACGGCACGTCATTCTGCCGCCGCACCTTCTCGAGCTTGATCGTCTTGAAGTCAGCCTCCATCCAAGCCTGACTCAGGAACGCCCAGTCGTATGGCTTGCTTTGGTCGGTCCTGACCGGCGGCAACTGCAGGAAGTCGCCCAGGAAGATGACCTGTAACCCGCCGAAAGGCCGGCTGTCTTCTCTGATCCGCTTCACCCAGTAGTTCAGGAAGTCGAGGTGCCGGCCGGCCATCATGCTGATCTCGTCGACCACCAGCACCTCGGTGCCCCGCACGCGCTTGCGGGCGCCATGCACTGCCGGGTGGCTCTCCAGCCTCTCAGCAGCCTGCAGGAAGTCCTCGCCATCCTGCGGCCCCAACTGCATCCCGCACCACCTGTGCACGGTGGTCCCGCCTATATTCAGCGCAGCAATGCCTGTCGGGGCCGTGATGGCCACGTCCCGAACTCCTTCCACCCTGCTCAGGAACTCCCGCAGCAGCGTGCTCTTGCCGGTGCCCGCCTGCCCTGTGAGGAAGACGTTCCCGAACGATGTTGCCCAGACCATGAAACGGTCCTCGGGCGTCGGATCGAAGTCGTCCCCGATCACATGGACAGACGGGCTGGCAATCATTGGCGTCAGTAGGTAGGGATCAGAATGTCGGCCACCTGCTGTGTAAGTTGCACATCCCGCAGGCAGTAGTTGAT